TACCTAAACACTTCAGGGGCAAGGTGTTATCAATTTGTCCGAATCCTAGATTCAACATGGTTCACTTTGTAGAGATAGGAAAAAAGGTTCCTGTTCTGATGCCTAACAGGTTGAAGGATAAATTCTTAGGCAAGATGATCTGTTTTGAGGTAATTGAATCCGAGACAGGGGTCAGCTATCGTTATGTCAAAGGTTGATAGAACAAAGATATTTTATGATAGGAATCCTTTTACCGGACAAGTAGAGGACGAGAACCTGACTCTGGATTACAAATGGAACCAGCAGAACAGGGATCGTCTCATAATGTGGGAGACATTAAAGCGATACGTGAAGCATGAATCCAAAGTCCCCATGACAAACATAGAGTTATGTGATAAGATAGGCAGTTCTAGGACTCATCTTGCTAGCATGATTCAACTAATAAAAGATAGACTAAATGCAGAACAGTAATATTTCAAAGGCCCTTACCTATGTAGGCACTGAGCCGGACATCACAACTCTTCGATACGCTTACGAAGAAACAATAACGGAGCTTGAATCCTATTTTGATTTATGTCGTACGAGCTACGACGACCGACGCAACTGGTGGCCGGGCAAGAGCCGCGATCATCGTAAGCACGGATCTGATGCGTTTCCTTGGGAGGGTGCTAGCGATACTGAGTGCCATCTCATCGATGAACGCATAACTAAACTTGCGTCCTTATTTATTTCTGCACTTAAGAGAGCTAACGTCAGAGCGTTCCCCGTGGAAAGTGGAGACATTGCCCGCAGCAAACTTGTGTCAGGATTTCTTAAGTGGATGATACGATCCGGATACATTCCCCGCTTTTACAGGGAGATGGAACTCGGTGCTAATTACCTGCTAGAACGTGGACTCCTAGTCACCTACGTTGGATGGCACATGGAGGATCGATCTTTTGAGCAAGAGCTTGATCTTCAACAGATAGCACAAATATCTCCAGAAATCTTTCAAGCTGTCGAGCAAGGTGAAAACGATGAAGAACTTATCCTGCTTATGCAGCAAGTTTTTGACGGCGTTACAGAGAAACGAGCAAAGACCGCACTCAAAGATCTACGAAAACAAGGAATGGCGAAACTGCCCGTAGTGCGTCGTCAAATTAATTGCCCTGAAGTCAAAACCCTTGCACCTGATGGTGACTTTGTCTTCCCTCCTTATGTTACTGACCCGCAACGCGCACCGTATTGTTTCTGGAAAACGTATTACACTCCACAAGAACTAGAACTCAAGGTAACAACCGATGGCTGGGATCAGGACTTCGTAGATACAATGATCGAAAGATACCGGGGTGTAAACATAGATAGCCTTGAGCGATACGAGGAAGGTCGTCGCAGCATGAGCCTAACGGATACCGCATACGAAGCCGATGAACTCATTGAAATCATTTACGGATATCAGAGACTAATTAACGAAGAGGACGGTTCCGAAGGAATTTACTGCACAGTATTTCATAAGAACTTTGATGGAGATGTTGCAACTGGGACTCCTGGATATGCAAAGTTCGAACTACTCAACGGATACGAAGACTATCCCGTAGTAGTAACACGCTTGTCCGAGGACACCAAGCGTCTATATGATGTATCAACCGTTCCCAGTATTCTTCGTGGTATTCAGAACCAAGTAAAGGTAGAACGTGATTCACGGATTGACCGCAATAGCCTAGCTACTTTGCCTCCAATCCTGCACCCAGTAGGTCAAGCACCTAATGACTGGGGACCAGGTCGTATGATTCCATACCGCCGAAAGGGTGATCTGGACTTCGCACCGACTCCTGCGTACAATCAAGGTTCACTTGAGATGGAGCAGACATTGCTTAATCAAGCTGACCGGATGATTGGACTGGATCCAAATGACCCAATGTCTCAATCCAGACAACAGTTCATGGTTGATAAGTACCTAAGCCATGTATCTGAGGTGATTCGTATGGCTTACAAGTGCTTCCAAAGATTCGGACCCGATGAGGTCTTCTTCCAAGTAACCGGTATCCCTGATCCTCAAGTAATAAACAAAGGAGATCCAAACGAGAATTTTGACATCATGATTAACTTTGATGTGCTTGACACTGACCCAGATACAGTAGAAAAGAAACTACAAGGGTTCGTTGCATTGAATCAACTTAATGTAAATAACCGAATGAATGTTGATGGATTACTTGATATTGCAGCTGCTAGCATCGATCCAGTCATGGCTGATGCAGTTTTACAACCTGCACAAAATGCTCAACAAGAGATGGTTAAGAATGTCACAGATGATCTTACAAAGATTTTTGCAGGTATTGAAATGCCAGCCCGTCCTACAGGCGCACAGATCGCTATGCAAGTCATTCAGCAATACGCCCAGCAGCCTGACATTCAGCAACGCTTGCAACAGGACGAAGCATTCCGAGGACGCATGGAAAAATATCAGGGTCAGTACACCTTCCAAATACAGCAAGCGCAGAATGCTCAGATCGGTCGAGTTGGCACAGCCCCTGCACAGATGGGTAATGTTAACACTCAGAATATGTAGTTAATATGAATATCCAAGACGATATAAAAACACTGCACAACTATGAGGCTTTTGCTAGATTTATGAAGATGGTGCATGACCTCAGAGAAGAGGCTATCGAGGAACTGCACGAAGCAACTAGCGAAAACATTCAACAAATATCCGGACGGATCATCACTTACGATCAGCTATTACAGCTATCAAGCTGGCAGGAACTAAGTGTCCGTCACCGTGAACATTTCTAGGCTGAACAACAACTGTTCACCTATGTTATATTAACGTATCGCAATCTCTCGGCGTAAATGAGTGGAACTTATGACAGATGAAATCACGACTGCTGACTCTGGGGCAGATCAAATACCAGTGGACAATACTAATATATCCGTAACGGATTTTGCAAATCGCCGATTGGGGCAGATGAAGGCTCAACAAAATGTTGAGATAGAATCAGAACCAGTTGCCGAAGAGCCAACGGAAGAGACACCCGAAGAGGTCGTTGAGGAGACTGAGGAAACTCAAGAAACTCAAGAGGTCCAAGAAGGTGAACCAGAAGTTGAATCAACATCCGAGGATGTTCTTTCACAGATTGATTTGGACAACGCGTCCGAAGAAGAATTACGGGAACTAGCTGATAAGTTAGGCAGTAAAGCTGTAGCTCGTTTTGGGGAACTTACCGCAAGACGCAAAGCTGCAGAAGAAAAACTGGCTAAACTAGAGGCTTCGCTTCAACAGCGAGATCCCCTTGAGTCAAAAAAGAAAGTAGAGAATAACCCATTTGAGGATTTAGATTCTATCGAGAGCCTTCAAGCTAAGGCCGAAGAGGTAGAGCAAATAGTCAACTGGGCTGAGGACCTTCTTTTTGAAGGTGCTGACTATGCGGCTGACGATGTCATTACTGAGATCGAAGGCAAAGAAATGACCAAGGCAGAAGTTCGTAAATCTTTACTACAGGCGCGTAAGGCTCAAAAGACCTTTCTTCCTGATCAACTTTCTAAAATACAAGCCAAAGAACAGGCTGCAAATATGGAAGTTGCTTTCAAGCAGAGAGCGAAAGAAGAGCTATCCTGGCTAGAAGGTGAAGACAATGACATACGCAAACAATACGAGGCTACAGTCAACGATGCTCGTTTTCAAAAGATGAAAGAGATCGTGGCAAAGGAAGCTCCGGATGTTGCGGGTCAACTAGATTACTGGTTCGCTCACGCAGCAAACAGTATCTATGGTCGTAAGCCAGTAGCTGAAAGTAAGCCAAGCATGAAACTTACACCACCCAAGGGTGCAACAACAAGTAATGCAAATGCTTCTACATCTCAATCAAGAACTGCAAAGGCACTCAAGGAACTGCAAAGTCAATTTCAAAAATCGGGTAACCCACGTGATTTTGCCGCACTTAGAAAACTACAAATGGCCTCGCGCCTATAACTCATAATT